CGGGCACGGATGAGGGCGCAGAGCGGCTGCGCCGGTACTGGTACCTCTACCTCGAGATCCCGAAGAAGAACGGCAAAAGCGAGCTGGCTGCGGCGCTGGCCCTCTATCACCTCTTCGCGGACGGCGAGCTGAACGCGGAGGTCTACGTCTGCGCGGCGGACAAGGAGAACGCCTCGATCGTCTACAACGCGGCGATCTTTATGGCGACGAGCGCGCCGTGGACGGCGAAGATGATCGCCCAGGGCGAGCTGCGGCCCATCGAGAGCCGCAAGCGCATCGAGTACCGCAAGCGCGTGAAGACCGGCAACGGCGGGTACAAGTGGATCACGGTCGGCATTCTGCAGGTCCTCTCCGCCGAGGTGTACAGCAAGCACGGCTACAAGCCGAGCTGCGTCATCTTCGACGAGCTGCACGCGCAGCCCAACCGTGAGCTGTGGGACGTCATGACCGGCGCGGCAGGCGCGAGCCGACGGCAGCCGGCATGGATCGTGCTGACGACCGCGGGCGACGACCCCGACCGCAGCTCCATCGGCTGGGAGATCCACGAGAAAGCTGTGGGCATCCGCGACGCGCGGCAGCTGCGGCGCATCCGGAGCGATGGCGGCGACGTTCGCTCGGTCCTCTCCCTCCGGCATGTCGGGGACGAGGACCTTGCGGACGCGGAGGCCGAGCTGCTCGGCCGTGACGAGGAAAACTGGCTGCCGATCCTCTACGGCCTGACGGCGCTGTTCGGCGATGATCCGGACGACCTGGAAAAGATCGACATCTGGGACGAGAGCCTGTGGTATCTCTGCAACCCCTCGCTCGGCAAGCATCTGAGCCTGCGCAACATCCGCATGGAGGCAGCGAGCGCAAAGCGCAGCGAAGCCGAGGAGCGCGTATTCCGATGGCTGCGGCTTAACCAATGGATCACGACGAAGTCGGTCGGCTGGATCTCGCTCAACCTCTACGACAAGACGCAATGGGGGCCGAGCAAAAAGCGCGAGCGCGAGGAATGGCTGCGGCAGCTGGACGGGAAGCTCTGCTATGGCGGCGTGGACCTTTCGACGAGCCGAGACCTGACGGCCTTTGTTCTGCTCTTCCCGCCCCAGCCGGGGCTGGACGCGGCGGTGCTGCTGCCCTATGGCATCTGGCGGCCCGAGGCGACGGTGGACGAGGCGGAAAAGCGCGACCACGTCCCCTACCGGGACTGGGCGCGGGCGGGCTTTCTCGACCTCTGCCCCGGCGAGGTCATCGACTACGGCGCGGTGGAGGAGCGCATCCGCGAGGCGCGGGAGCGCTACGGCCTGCGCATGGTGGGCTTTGACCCGTATCTGAGCCGGACCATCACGCAGCGGCTCGCGCCGATCGTGCCGATCATCGAGATCCCGCAGGACCTCAAGAACATGAGCCCGGCGATGAAGGAGACGGACGACATGATGCAGCGCCACACGCTGCTGCACGTCCACAACACCTGCTTCCGCTGGACCTTCGGCAACGTCCGCTGCCATGCGGACGGAAACGGCAACATCAAGCCGCTCAAGAATAAATCAACGGGGCGCATCGACCCGGCGGTCGCGAGCATCATCGTGATGGCCGTGTGGATGGTTGCCAGGAATCAGAAGCCCGATCTTGCCGCGGCGATGGCGCGTCCGGGCTTCACGCTGTGAGGAGGGAAAGCTGTGGAAAAGCTGCGAGACGCCGCGCTGCTGCTCGGCGTGCTGCTCATTACGCTCGGCGCGGGCATGATCTACCTGCCCGCCGGCTTGATCGTGGGCGGCATCATGATGATCGCAATGGCCGTTGTCGACGGCTTTGACGATAGTGCAAACGACGAAGGGAGTGATGGTCAAGCATGAGCATCATCAAGGGCCTGCGCGCGGCGGCCGCACGCTCGCCCACCGTGAGCAATGCGGTGACGGTAACGGGGCTGATGTCCTCTGGCGGGCTGGCCGTGGGTGAGTTGACCGAGACCACCGCCCGGAAACTGAGTGCGGTGGACGGGTGCATGGAGATCCTGAGCAACTCCATCAGCAAGCTGCCGAACTTCGTGATGGACGGCAGGACCCGGGAGCACGTGGACCATTACCTCCTGCGGTTGCTGAACGTCCGGCCCAATGAGGCTATGACGCCCAGCATCCGGCGGAAGGTGCTGGAAAACAGCCGGAACGAGGGCGGTAACGGCTATGACTGGATCATCCGGGACCCCCGGACGGGGATCATCCGGGAGCTGATCCCGGTGCCCTGGTGGCTGGTGCAACCCTGGCGGGATGAGGCCGGGCGAGTGTGGTACACCGTAACCCATCCGGTGACCGGCACGCCTATGGTGCTGCCCAACGAGGACATCTGCCACTACAAAGCCACCACACGAGACGGCCTAACGGGCATCTCACCTTTGCGGCGGGCCAGCGAGGTGCTGGCAGCAGCACAGGCGGCGCAGGCTTATGATCTGGCGTTTTACGCCAACGGCGGCCAGCCCAGCGGCGTGCTGGAAACCGACAGTGATCTGGGCGGCTGGGCGGAGGACGTCAACGGCAAGCACATCCAGAACGCGGACGGCAGCTATCAGTCCCGGAAGGATCAGCTACGGCACGAGTGGGAGAAGGTCCACGCCGGACCAAACAACAGCCATCGGGTGGCCATCCTGGATCTGGGGCTGAAATACACCCCCATTGCCGCCACCAACAAAGACGCCCAGTTTGTGGAGAACAAGGAGGTCTCTATCCGGGATATCGCCAGATACTTCGGCGTGCCTCTCTACAAGCTACAGGAGGGCAAGCAGGCCTACGGCAGCAACGAACAGAACGCCATCGAGTATGTGGTGAGCACTCTCCATCCCATTGTCAACCAGTACGCCGAGGAGCAGACATGGAAGCTGCTGACGAACACGGAACTGCGGCAGGGTTTGGAGATCCGGATCAACATGATGGCAGAGCTCAAGGGCGACACGGCCAGCCGTGGCGCCTGGTACACCAACCAGAGGAACAACGGCGTGTTTTCCGTCAACGATATCCGGGCTCTGGAAGATCTCCCGGATGTGGAGGGCGGCGATGAACGCCGGGAGAGCCTGAACTATGTCCCCCTGAAGGACTGGGCACGGCTCAGCGAACAGCGAAACGGAGGGAACGCAAATGCGGGTAACACTTAACGGCATCGTCGCAGCCGATGACGATGTGGAGATCTACCAGTGGTTCGGCTTCGCGGCATTTTCGCCCAGGGCGGTGCGGGACGCGGTGGCGTCCACCCCGGAGGGCGAGGATCTGGTGCTGGAAATCAACAGCGGCGGCGGCAGCGTGTTTGCCGGATCTGAGATCTACAGCGTTTTGAGATCTTCCGGCATCCATACGGTGGCAGAGGTTCAGAGCCTCGCTGCCAGCGCGGCCAGCTACATGTGCCTTGCCTGTGACGAGGTGCAGATCTCCCCGGTGGCGCAGATGATGCTCCATCTGCCGGCCACCCGCACCAGCGGAGACCGTGGAGATCATCTGCGGAGCGTGCAGATGCTGGACAGCACCCGGGAGGCCATCCTTAACGCCTACGAGCTCAAGGCCGGCGGCAAGGCCGACCGGGCTGAGTTCCGCCGAATGATGAACGCCGAGACGTGGCTGACGGCTCAGGAAGCCGTGGACTGCGGTCTGGCGGACGGCATCATCGGCGAGACGTCCAGTATTGCCCCGCAGAACGTGATGAATGCCATCGGCAGCGGCATCCGGGCACTGGGATGCGCCGGGATGCCAGACATCACGGAGCTGCGGGCCAGATACATGGCGGAGCAGCACCCCGCGCCGGAGACGGCACCCACAGCATCAACGGGCGGTGAGCCCGATGCAGATACCGGAGACTGGCAGGCACAGGCCCGCCTGGATCTGGAAAAAATCAGATTTTAAACGGAGGTAGCAAAACATGAACAATCTCAGACGCGATCTGGTGGATCTGACCACCCAGCGCACCGCCCGTCTGGAAGCCGCGCAGGCGGCTCTGGATGCGGGCAATCAGACGGACTACGATTCCGCCATGGCGGATGTCCGTGATTTCAACGGCCGCATCCAGAACATCCAGGATCTCATCACCGAGCAGGACCGCAAGATCATGGCCGCTCCTGCTCCCACCGGCGCAGAGGCCCGCGACATGGCCGAGGAGCGCGGCCATGCCCTCATGACCGGCAAGGCCGTGACCTTCACCGCCGACGAGACCCGCCGGGCCGTGATGAACTCCATCACTCTGGCCACCGGCACTCTGGTGGAGCCCACCGGCGCCGGTAGCAACATCCGCGACCCTCTGGGCAACGTGGTTTCCTCCATCGTGGATCAGGTCTATGTGCAGAACCTGACCGGCATGGGCAGCTTCCTGGAGCCCTATGTGATCTCTGAGATCGACGCCAAGGGCGGCAAGGTGACCACCAACGCCGGCAAGGCCCGCACTACCAGCGCCGACCCCACCTTTGGCGTGGCCAAGATCAGCCCTTACGAGCTCAACGTAACCCAGTTTGTCGACCGCAATATCTCCCGCCTGAGTCCCGCCGACTACTACACCAAGATCTACAACATGGCGATGCGTGCCATGCGCCGAAAGCTGGCGTCTCTGATCGTCAACGGCGACGGCCAGGCATCCCCCGATATGTTCGGCATCAAGAACGCCAAGAACGTGGCGGGCGCTGGGATCGCGGCCAGCGTGGACGTGACCAGCATCGACGAGAACCTGCTGGATGACCTGTTCTTTTCCTACGGCAGCGACGAGGCCATCGGCCAGAACGCCCGGCTGCTGCTGAACAAGACGGATCTGAAGGCCATCGGCAAGCTGCGCAACAGCGACAAGCAGCGGGTGTTCAAGATCAACCCCGCCACGGGCAACCCCAACATCGGCACCATCGAGGACGGCGGCAACATCGTGCCCTACACCATCGTCAGCGACCTGACCGCCCTGTCTGCCTCCACCGCTGGCAGCGCTGCCATCCAGACCATGCTGTACGGCGATCCCGCCAACTACGAGCTGGGCCTGTTCGGCGACTACACCGTGCGGGTGGATGACAGCGTGAAGGCTGTGGAGCGCATGGTCACCATCCTGGGCGACGCCATGGTGGGCGGCAACCTGATCGTGGACAAGGGCTTCGTTATCGCGAATCTGCCCAAGAGCGGGGGCTAAGCGATGCTGCGCGAGAGGCTGAGCGAGATCGCCGCTTACTGCCGCGTGGAGGCGGACGACGCGGAGCTCCCCGGCTTTGTGGACGCGGCAGCGGCCTACCTCGCCGGCGCGGGCGTGCGCGAGCCGCAGGACGGCTCGCCGCGCTATGCGCAGTATCTGCAGTGCGTCAAGTACCTCGCGCTCGACCTCTACGACCGGCGCGACACGGCGGTCGATGGGGCGCTCGGCGACAATCCCGCCTTTCGGCGCCTCATCAACCAGCTTAAGCTCACCGAGCCTGTGCCCGATTCGGGCACGGGCGAGGGAGCGGAGGGAGGCACGTGATGCACGTCGACGCAGGAAAGCTCTCGAAGCGCATCCAGTTTTTGCGGAAAATGACGGCAAAGGACGCCGACGGCTACGACGTACCCGGCGAGCCGGAGCTCGTGCGCGAGACCTGGGCGCAGTTCTCGCAGACGAGCGGCACGGAGCTGATCCGGGCAAACGCCGAGTTCGGCGAGGCGAAGGTGCGCTTTCTCACGCGCGCGAACCCGGAGCTGCTTGACCGGCGGCTCCTGATCCGCTACGACGGGCGCGACTACAACATCCTCTACGTCAACACCTACGGCGACGAGGGGAAGTACATGGAGTTCTGGTGCGAGCGCATCACGCAGGAGGGCAAGGTATGACGCTGAATGAGAGAATCATCGCGGTCGTGACGCCGATCGTGCCGGTGTGCGTGCCGGATCTGCTGGTCACAGAGGCGGGCGAGACGCCGCCGGAGGAATACTGCACGTTCAATTTTCCGCTCGAGCCCGAGGCTCTTGCCGACGACACCGCGCAGCTGCAGCGCGCGCTCGTGCAGCTTCATTACTTTGCGCCGCTCAAGACGAACACCGTGCCAACGCGTCGCGCACTCTGGGAGGCGATCGCAGCCGCGGAGGACTTTTCTCCTGCGATGATCGAAAACGCGACCGACCACACAGGACAGCACTATGTCTTTGAGTTCGATGCGGTCGGGCGCTGGCTGGGAGATGAGCGCAGTGGCTGAGATCCGTTTTGACGGGCTGGACACCTTCGTCCTCTCGATGCGGCAGGTCGCGGAGCTGCCCGACGACGTGCATGACGCGATGCTCAACGCCGGGGCTGACGTGGTGGTCGAGGCACAGCGCGCCGAGGCGCGCAAGCTCGGCAAGCCCGGCGGCTACCGCAACAGCCGACAGAGGCGCGACTATTCGACCGGCATCACGGCGGAGTGCATCAAAAAGGGCAAGGTCAAGGTAAAAAACGGCGAGCGCGGCATCTATGTGACGCCAACCGGCACGCGCCGGCGCGGCAATACGACCACGCGCAACGCCGAGATCGCCTACGTCAACGAGTACGGCACGGATAGCATCCAGGCGCGCGGCTTTATCCGCAAGGCCAACGAGAAGTGCGCCGACGAGACCACGACCGCAGAGTTTATGGTCTACAACCGATTCCTCGAATCCAAAAACCTGTAAAGGAGGGCACAACTATGCCTCAGTACGGAGCGAAAAATCTCCAGTGGGCGCCGTTCGCGGCGTCAAATCCCGAGCCGGAGGACGCGCTGCCCAACTACGGCACGCCGATGAAGCTCGGCGACCTCATGAGCGTTGCCGAAACGCTCAACTTTTCCGAGGTCGAATCGCGCGCGGACGATGTGCGCAAGATCTACCTGCGCGAGTTTGTCGACGGCTCGCTTGCCGTCGGCGTGCTGGAGCTGCCCAACGAGACCGCCTCGGCCGTCACCGGCGCGCAGATCGACAGCACCGAGGGCGCGAAGGACATCCATTTCTCCAGCAACGACACCGCGCCCTACGGCTGCCTCGGCTTCTACACGACCAACATCAAGGCAGACGGCTCGAAATATTACAAGGGCATCTTCTACCCCAAGGTCAAGGCCAGCCTCGACGGGCGCACTTATAACACAAAGCAGAAAACCATCGTGCTCGACAGCCCCAAGCTGACGCTCTCGGTGGACGCCTGCAACACCGGCGAGTACCGCATCGAAAGCGACGAGCTCACGACCGAGGCCGCCGCGAAGACGTGGGTCAACGGCAAGGTCAAGGCCGCCGGCGGCTGAGAACA